GTAATCGTCAGAATTATAAGTCATATAATCTTTAACAAGTTCTGCTATTTCAAAATTTATAGTACTGTTTACTGCTCTTGCTGATAGTAAATAAGTTGGAGTTGTAGGTCTTGATCCTTGCACCCCTGTATATATCCAAAGTTTTAAAGTAGCATCTGTTAATTTGCTTTGATTAAAATATACATAGTATGGACTTCTTACGTTAATTTTTGCCATTTTATTTCTGTGTTTGTTTTATTGTAAAGTCAGTGAAATCTCTAACATCTACTCTGTAAGACTTCTCTAACCTCTTGCTTATGTTTTTTAAGTATTTATGATACGGCTCTGTGTAAAATAGACTTGGTTTAATACCGTCTCTGTAAATAGATCTAGCTATTAAGAATTGTAAAGTCTTTCTAGGCATAAACCTACCTTTATCATCTCTAGGTGCTATGCCCTTTCTTACAGTCCACTTGTCTAATGCACTAGGTGGTGGCATCTTATCTGTATATGAGTATGGAGTATCGTATTTAGTTTTTGTTCCACTGACTCCCTTATCTACAAATGTAGCATAGTCCTCCATTAAAATCTGAAACATCAAAGAGCTGCCACTTTCAGTTACTGGCGTACCCTTAATACTGTCCTCTAAAGCTCCTCCGCCCTTTTTTGCAGCGATTAAATTCTCTTTAGACTCCTTGACTATAAGGTCTCTTACTTCTGCTAACGCTTCCTTTAAATTCTTGTATGTCATTTTAACAAGCGTCTATGTTATTCATAACTACCAAACTAAACGTTGCTACCCACCCAGCGACTTGGTTTTCAAACCTATCTCTAAAAGGCTCTAAGTTTACGCTACTTTCTAAGTGGTAACCGTCAAAATGTAGATTGCCTTTTCTTAACTGTTGCAGAAATTTATTTAATACTGCTAACTGTGTGTTTAAAACATCTTGCTCATTGTCGTTACCTCTGAATATATCAACCGTTTCAGCCTTACTCACGTCCACTATATCCATAGCCATAACGCTAACGTTAAACGTCATTACTTGTCCGTTCTCAGCAACGCTATTAACCATTATATGCGACAGTGGGAATGTGTCTTGCTTGTTAAGATTAACTTGTGTTATATCGCCCTCTGTAACTGTATTGATGTTTACATCTGAAAGTAAGTTATTTTTTAACTTCTCCAATACATCGTAATACGCATACGCTCCTCTATGTTCTATTGCACTCATTTGTTAAATTTATTTTTTATTCTGCTACTCTCTAGCTCGTTTTTCTCTTTCTTATAACTAAGTGCGTGTAAGCACGTATGAACGTTTAATCTCGTGACCTCGTCTATTTTAAGGACATCGAACTCAGCAAGTGCCTGAATTGAGTTATACCAGCCGTATCGCTCATTGAAATTTGATGTTGCATCAAGTCCTCCTCCGTTTCCGTCCCTAAAAAGTTTATCATAGCCGTCGATAATTCCTTGCCTAAATTGTAAAAAAAAACTAAGCTACTAATAACTGCGTCCATTGGTGTATGCCTCATAGCATCGTGATACAAGTCTCCTTTGTATTCGTCTATTAAATATTTCTCTCCACTCTTCTGCTTTATGGGTCTATATAAAACACTCATAACTCTGTACATATTGTCCCAGTCTCCTATGTTTGTATCTATGTCTATGTATTCTCCAAAGCTCATATCGTCCAGCTTAGGTATAAAGCCAAACTCAGTGTCTCCCAGCTTGAAAGACTTAACCAAACTAGGCTGCTCACTTAGTGTGTTATTTATTACATTAACTATCTTAGATACATCGCTCATTTTAAACTCTAGCGACTCATTGTAAGGCACTCCGCAAAATATCTCTAGAACTTTCTGCTGAACAAAAACATCGCTATTCTCGTCCTCTTCGTTTATCCCTAGTATCTTTAAATACTTCACATAGTCAGACAATGCTATCTCACTAAGTTTGTTTGGTACATTTAGTTTAATGTTCATATTAATATAACGTATTATTTATTGATTTTATGAAATTGTGTACTTGCCAAAGTTTGGCTTACTTATGATGCTATAAGTTCCATATCTAACCGCATCAATAACGTGATTATTTCGATCCTCTGGCTTATTAGTTAAGTTTCCAGATTTGTCCTCTAGCCACTTGTAGTTTCTAAACTCTTGTATCGCATTTGAGCTATCCTTTGTGATATTTATTTTATATCTCTTCAATAAGTCGATCCCAGCATTTACACTGTCCCTCCCTTTTATACTAGCTCTAACATTCCAACCCATACGCTTAAGCTCATCATTTAATCTAGGCTCTGCTGAGTCCCCCCATATTAGTTCTCTTGCTATTCCTATGTCTTTAAACTTCTTGTGTATATCGTGTCCTGTCATCATTGACTGGTATAAATACTCTTTAATATACAAATCATAGTCTTTAATCCAGATGCCCACTAAAGCAGTAGGGTCATTAGTATATCCATAATCTAAGCCAAAAGAAATAAACTTAGCATCGTCTGGAACTTTCTCCACTACATTGTGAGTAAATATAACAGACTTGCTAACTCCTTTTAATCCTAGTCCGTAAACTTGCCAATACTGTTCGTCAGTTTCTCTTAATCTTTCAATCTCAGCAACTATGCTACTATCTAAAAAAGGGTTGTCTAGATATGTCGTTCTGTAAAACTCAACGTCATCTCGATTCAGTACTCTGTCATATATCCAGTGGTACTCGTCAGAGGGGTTGTAGTCAATTATAATTTTATCGGTAGTTCTAAATATTAACTGTTGCCAGTCTTCAAACTCCAATTCATTAGCCTCATTTATGAATAGTAAATCTCTTTTACGTCCTCTGATTTTTTGAGGTTGATCTACGCTAATAAACTCGATTAAGTTTCCATTTAAGTAGTATTCACTATTGGACTTGTTGTGATACTCTTCTCTGTATATATCGTACTCTTTTAAGATACTGATAAAATCTCTCATTACAGAAGCTCTAACGCTAGGAAAGGTTTTTCTAGTGATAGTAATAGTCTTCTTTGTATGCTTCAAGCAATACTGAAAAATTATGTATAGAATTATATTATAAGTCTTACCAGACCTAGTCCCACCTTGTTCGACTACAATTTTGCTTTCGCTATTGAGTAGGTGTTTATAAACTACGTTAGTCCTTATCCTCGGTATTCTCAATTATTTCGATTTGAAAATTAGTAGGCATTCCATTAGCTCCCGTTATTTCTTGCCTCTCTACAAAGCCTCTGCCCTTGCCTTTAGTCTTTAAATAAAATATAGTAGCCGATGTATTTCCGTCTCCTATTTGTTTATGTAATTGACTCTCTGCAAAATCTAAAGCTATGTTTTGTACGTCCTCTACTTTCTTAGCAAACTCCTTGTCATCATTTAACCAGCCGTAAAAAGTAGTCCTACCTACTCCAACTGTACGACAAGCCGTTGTAACGATTCCTAAGTGTTTTTCTAAAGCTTCGAGTATTGCCTTTTTATGTTGTTCGGTTTTGTTCATTTTATATTCCTTTTATTGGTGCTTTTATTATAGGGTTTAAGTCAAAGTTCTTTTTTTTCTTACCTCTCTGTGTCTTGTCTATTTTTACTATTTTTGAACCCCACTTCTTTTGCATTAGTTTTATTTGATCCTTCTCTCTACTCATTGTCCTGTAATCGGCACAACCTCCTAAGTTGCCGTGGTCTTTCTTTACTAGACAAGCATAGTTAATTCTTAGTATTTTTCTGTATTCATTTAGATTCTGTAAGCAATAGTCGTAATCGTCTTTTAATGGTAGTCTTTCGTCAAACCTTAATTTGTTATTTAGAAACCCCATAAAAGAAGCTGATACCGTATTAGTCAAACTAAAAGGCGAGTACTCTCTATAACTACCTTTGTCCCCTAGAATGTTAACCCCCCATAGCTTAGCTCCGACCTCTTCGCACATATTAAAGCCTTGCTCTATCCATTCTGTAATGTTGTTTATTGTTTCTTGTTTCGGCTTACCTTCTTTTACGTTCCAACGCTTTATAGCCTCCAGATCATCGTCAACTATCAAACCCTTGTCCCCTATATAATTGTCAAGCATATAATTGCGAACTCTAGCGATGTTTCCTTTTATACTGTCCGGCATAACCTCTACGTTGTAGCCTAGTTTCTTATAGTCATCTGCTTCAAACTCGTGAACGCAATAAATTACGTCTTTTATTATCTTGTGAGTTTTAACTCCTTTAGCTCTCTTGTAACTCGGTGCGTATATGTTCATACTCCTCTAATTGGTATTTTAAATTCAAATCTTGTTTTGTTCCAGTTCATTATTTTTTCTCCCCACTTATTGTTCAACATAGTAGCGTAAACCCTCCTATCGTCATTTGTATAGCCTATTACGCTATCTTTGCCACCGTCTTGACCGTAGAACACCATTGCATACTGATTGTCCTTTAAAAGCTTTCTATTTGAGTTTAACTTTTGTACCCAGAACTCCACGTCTTCATTTATTTTAAATCTCTCGTCATATCTAAGTCCGTCATTCTCGCAAACTAAAGTACCTCCAAAAATAACCTTAGTAAACGAGAAAGGCTGATAATCTTTTAGCTTCATATTGTCAAGCGAGTAATCTACTCCAGCATATTTAATACCGGAGTCTTTAGCCATTATGTATATTTTTTCTAATAATTCTAATGTTTCGTCTCCCTCCAGATCATTGCCCTCTTTCTTTCTTTTGACCTTTACTAAGTCATCGTCTATTATCCAGCCATATCCGTCCTCTTGCTCTTCTTTTATTAAATCTAAAATAGCATTTCTTTTTTTAGCAACCGATCCGTCTCTGTTGTCCTCAATACTTTGTACTGCATTTCCGTATCTTTTTTTATATTCACTCTCTTGGCTTTTAGGTACTATTATTTTACCACAACCCAGATACTCGTATGTTCTAACATTGTCAGCTCTATTGTAAGAGGGTATGTATATGTTATTCATCTTTGATACTTCTAAGGTACTTAGCTCCATTTAAAACTCTTCCTATGCCTTTACTCCAGGGTTTGCCATTCGCTCTCTTTGAATGTACTGAGCTAATATCAAAATGAGTTTGTGCTGATAACCAGTCAACCTCTGAATCAAAAAGCAATACAACGTAATTATGCGATTCGTCTAAATATTCGCTAAACTCAATCTCTTGCTCCTCAACTCCAGTAAAGTCCTCTATGCTAGGCACATCAAGTCCCCAGTCTTCTAGTTTATCCACGTCCCACTCATTTGCTAATGTGTCCCAGTCCCATTCTCCAAAACCAGAGTTGTCCTTTATTATAAATTCCTTTTGTTGATCCTCAGTTAAATTGTCTGCTTTTAATATCCAGACTTCTTTTAGTCCAGCCTGTTGACAAGCTTTTAATCGCATATTGCCACCTAGCACAGTCATTTCTCCGTTTACTACTATTGGTCGTATTTTAAGCATTTCTGGAAAGTCCTTTATGCTTTGTACTAGCTTTTTAAATTTAGCGTCTTTGATAATTCTAGGGTTATCTTTATTGCCCTTTACTTCTGTGATTTTTACTAGTTCCATTAAATTGTATTTTGTAATTCTTTTATTTTTTCTTGTTTAATTTCTTTGACTACGTTTTTAACTGATTCTCTGTATTGCACAATATGTTCGTCAATGTTATCAATCATTCCAAAGTTGTGAAATCTAACTAATAGCTCTTCTCCTTCAAGTTCTACTAATATCATTTTAAACGCATTGTAAAATCTATGCTCGTAATTTTTTAAAACATCGAAGCCATTAACTGAATGCATACAAGTAGCGTGGTCTTTACCTAAGTATTCGCCTATCCTTCTCCAAGTATGCCAAAACTGTTCTCTAGCTATCTTGCAAAAAATAACCCTTGCATTAACATTTTCTCTTGTTCTCCTCGTGTCAAGCACATCTACGCCTGTGTAGTAAAGTATTCTTTCTCTTAACCATTCGTAGTTAAACATTTCTTTTTCTTTTATATCCATTTTAAAGTGTTCCTTCAATTATAAAATCGTTAATATCAAACGCATCGCTTTTATAGTGTTCGTATATTTTAATAGCTCTAGCTACCTCTTGCTCTCCTCTTTCGTAAAAGTCTTTTGATACGTCCCAGACTGCAATGTCTAAATTCTTTTTGTCAATACATAAAAACTTAAAGTCTTTGTAATCAACGTTAAATAACTCGCAATAAATGTACACTTGTAGATAATAACGGTATTTTGCAGCACTTTTATCAAAATTCTTAACATCAATAGTAGTCTTTAGATCGACAAGTCCTCCAGATTTTTTTAGTATATCTGCCTTAGCTCTAAAAGGATATCCTTGTAAATTACCAATAGCTGGTATTTCCGTAACGCTATTTCTCATTAACTCCATAGCCGTATTATTTTTACTCATTGCATCTACTAAACGCTCTGAGTCGTTTTTCTCTTTCATTGTAAATACGTCTGGGTACTCTAGCTTAGCTTCTTTAAACTTCTTTGTATTCTTGCTTTGTACATCTACAAATACAACGTCATCTATTTTCTCTGGCTCTAGCATCATAGTGTGAAACAACCAGCCGTCCCTTAACGCTTGACTGTTTTGCTCTTGTCCGTATTGAGTTACATAGTGATATGTCTTTGGACTATCTAACAATAGTTTTAATGCACTAGACGAAAAGGCAGCTTTGCCTAAATACCCATAGTAAAAATCGTCAGAGTATGAGTTATCTATTAACTCTTGTACTTCGTGTTCTGTGTTATCCAGTAGTTTTATTTTCATTTTTTATAATTTTTTCTAGTTCGTCAATCCTTGTTTTAAATGCTTCGATCTTTAAGTACATCTGTGAAATAACTTTCTCTAAGTTTGCTATCCTTTGTACCTGTACTGCTTTTGACTTTCTCATATCTTGTTCCTCATAAAGTCCATTTCTCTTTTTAGATACTCTACGGCTTTCTCTAAGTCTTGGTACTCATTATGCTTATGCCCAGCTCTTATTACGTATTTTATAACGTTACCTCTGTTGAAGTTTAGTCCGTAATCTTGTATGACGTCTATAACATCATATTGCATTTTGTTTTCGTAATAACTTGGTTTCATATTATTGCGTTGTCTAATTGTTCTATTAAGTTTCTTATTTCGCTTCTCTCAAACTTACCTTCAATCTGTGCGTTATAAGTTTTAAACGTTAATTCGTAAACGTCTCTCTCTTCTTTTTTATCAGTTTTACCTAGATGCTTAATCTTCAAGTCAAATTTCATTTAGCTCTTTTTTAAATTGTTTGTATTTATTCTTTAAGTATTTATCCTCTTCCTTCAACCCCTGTTTAGCCATTCGGTAAAGCGAGGGTATATCGTTTAGTAATTCTCTGGCGTCCCATTCAATATTGATATATCCGTCTTCAGGATCATATCCTATTGCTTGTATGTGGACCACTCCATTTGTTGAGTATAATTGTGTCGTTGCTTTTATACAAAATTCTTTCATTGTTTTTGTTTTTTTTTATTATTAATCATATTACTTAAATTTATTTGCTACTTCGTATATTTCTTGTTTGTCATCGCTATCTAAACCTTCTGTTTGATTGGCGTACATTTTTAATACATAGTGTACAAAAGTGATATCGTTTTCGGTAAGTTTTATATTTCTCATATTACTAGTTTTATTTTTTATTGTTGAATATTTTTTCTCCTATTATCAAACCTAGCTGCCCAACTATGTAAGCCACTACTAGCCACCCTATCGCCTTAATCATTTTCAGCCTCTTCAATTCGTTCCTCCATTAACTGCTTTAATTCGTCTATTGCTTCATCTACAAAATAAGCATTTATGTCATCTATA